AGATGCCACCAGCTGCGATCTCTTGCCGCCAGCGCGACGACAGTGGTGCAAACGGCGTGCGCTCAATGACGTTTAGTCCAATGTTGGCCGGGGTCTTAAAGAACGGCACCACGATCTTGAGGGCAGGGTGGTTGAACGTCTGCTGCAGCTTTTCCAACGCAGGCGGCAGGTCAGCAGTGAATGTGCCGACGCGGGCAAACTCCATTGCCACCTCATCCAGATCTGCCGGCGGGTTCCTCATCAAGCTGACTGCTTCGGCCTCTGCCTTGGCAATCGCATCTACTTCGCTCATTCCCTTGTCAAGCGCGTCGCGGTAGACGCTCTTTGCTCTGCGGGTAACCTGGACGTTGAGCTCCATGCGGTACAGCGCCGCTTTGAAGAACTCATCCTCGGTCAACAATGCGCGACCAGGCAGGGTGACTGCGGTGCCGTAGAACTCAAGCGCTTTACCAAACAAGCTCTCTTGTCTTGCGCCGGTGAGCTCACGCAGGGTCTCGCCCATCGTCATCCTGGTGGCGTCTGGGATCTCCAGCTTGTTGGCCGCATCCATCACCGGCTCATTCTTGCGGAAAGCAATCGATGCAACCTCAAGCGCTTCTGGCAATCCGTTGCGCAGTGATTGCATCTGCGTCAGCACTTCATCAAATGCAATCTTTTCATCAGCCGACCCAGGCACTAGCGATCGCCAGTTGCGCACACCCTGCGGCAGCGTGTTGGAGTACACCGCTGCTACCAGGCGCTCGGGCATCTGGTACAGACCGAAGGCTGTATTCGATACGATGTTCTTGGCGTGCGACACAGGCGATGACAGCAGGCCATTGATCCAGGTTGAGAACCAGAGATCCTTCACTAACCCAACCTTGCTGACTTTCTCGATCAGCTGTGCTTTGGATGCGTCGTCGGTCAGCTGAATGAGTGCCGTGGAAACTTCTTTGACACCTTGAGGAACATTCGGATCGTTAACTATGTTTTTCAAAGCATTGGTGTTGACTACCGGCCTGCCTTGGTTCAGCACAGCAAGCGCCTGCGCAGGCGCAGACTGTATGCTTTTGGCTTCCTTGATGACGTGAGCTGACAGAGCGTATTGCTCAAGAAACTGCTGCATGAGCTCGGGCGTTTCGCCTTCCTTGGCGATGCGCTCTGCCAGTACCTCGAGGCGCTTGATCTGTGTCGGCACTGCAAACGCAGCGCGTAGCACAGTGGCCGGCAGGTCTTTGATCTCTTTCGCCTGGCCATCCATCGTGCGCAGGTAGGAATCGTCAAAGCCGAGCGCCTCGACCTGCTTTAGTACCTGGTCTTTGGTGATCTTGGTGTAGTCGAGCGCGGTGCTCTTGGCCAGACCTTGGACATACTTGGCGACGCTCTTGTCGTCAAACAGGTCGTAGTTGAAGGCCTCGCCTGTGGTTGGCTTGCCTTTGCCTGTCGCAGCCTGTGCTGCGCTTCTTACCTGTGCTGGTTTCGGTGCTGGTGGTGCGGCCGCGGGTGTGACTGCAGGCTTAACTTCAGGCACCACCTTTGCAGCGTCAGCTGCTTCAGATGCAGCACGGCGCACAGTAGGCTTTGCTTCGGTGACGATCTTGCGGACGACTGAACCGAGACCGGCCAACTGCACACCATCCATATTGGGCGTGCCAGGCTCAGAGGTATCGGTGAGGGTAGTGGGTTCTGCCTGCACTTCAGCAGGCATCGGCTCGAGCGGCAGCTCGCCGACAGGCGCGACCGGAGACTCTGCCGGAAGGATGGATGCTAGGCGCTGATCAAGTGGTGGGGCTGCCATTTATTTCTTCTCCTCGCCTTGCACTTTGCGGACAAAAACAATGTTTTTCTTGCCATCTGTCACGCGCTCAAAGTCTGTCTGCAGTACGCGAGCAGCAACGCTTTTCACCTTCTTCAAGTCTGCTTCGCTTGCAAAGATGATCGACTCAATAGCCATCGGCGCAAAGACATCAGCCTGATACTCTCGTCCAGCGATGTCGCCGGTCATTGGCTTGCGATGCTCTTGTCCGCTGACAGAATTTGCGCGGAACTTCACCTTGACCCCTGCGTTTGATCCTTGACCAATCGCTAAGTCAGCGTTGTCAGTAACAAAGACGGGGGTATATGCAAACTGCTTGTCGTTGCGCAAAAAGTCCGCCAGGTTGTCTACGCTCATCTCCCTGTGCAGCGGCTTGTCTTGCGCGATCACGCGAGGCTTGATGCTGCCAGGGCCGATGGGGAATTTGTCGATTGAGTCCACGCGGGGTGGGGCAACATTCATCAACCCACCTGTTTTGCGCAGGTAGTCTTCAGCCATCTGGCCGGCAACAGGAGCAAGCTCTTTAACTCCTTTGACGCCGAGCTTGACCGCTTCTGGCGCACCAACAATCGGATTGAACTCACCCAACATGCCAGCGATCTCGGCGGTCTGCTGGCGTGCCGCAGCGTCTGGCGCACCAGGCGGCACTACCGGCGGCAGCATTTCGCTAACGCGCTCGGTAGTCGGCAGCACTTGCTCGCCGCCTGTAAGCAATCGAACTAGGCTTTCAATGTCGCCAGGCAACCCAAGCGATTGAGCAACTGTGCCGCGCAGCGCACCAGCCAATGTATCTGCCAATGCCATTGCTGGCTTCTCTAGCCCACCAGCAGCTTCTGCCTGCGCCTTGGTTACACCGCCGCGACCGAAGCGCGGCTCTGGCAGACCAGCTGGGCCACCAGCAGCAGGCGGCTCTGGCTCTCCAGTAACCACAACCTCCGGCAACCGCGCAGGCGGCATGGTGGGAAAGTCGAGCTCCGCCAGAGAGTTCAGGTAGCGGTCTTCTAGTTGGTTGTATGGCATGTCATTCCCCGGCCTGATCTAGCAGCTGCCTGATACGCGCCAGCTCACGTTGCTTGTTGATGTCGTTGCCGGCTTTCTTCTCAAGCGCAGGCAGGTTTTGGCGCGTGATCTTGCCGTTGATCCACTCCTTCTTCTCAAACACCTCAAGCGATTTGCGTGCAGCCTTGGCACCTTCGCTGTTGCGCTGCTTCTCAATGATCGAATCAATCTCTGACAAGATCGCCCTCGGTGTCGGTGGCGGCTTGCCCTCGCGTGCATGGCGAGCCTCAATGTCTTTAGCTATTCCCAGCAGCTCCTGGCGGCGCTTGAACTCGGCACCCTTGGGGTCGATGACTGTCACGCTGCCTGGGATCACAGGGATGCCGGCACGCTGCGACAGACCACGGTCGAGCTCGTTCTGGTCTTGCTTGTCCTCGCGGTTAAGCAGCTTGAGTGCATCGACCGCTTGCTTGGATGACAGGCCGCGCTTGGTCATCGCCCAGATCTCTTCAGGCTTAGTAATGCGACCTTCGTAGATTCCTTGCAGCACATTGAACAAGACCATCGCGTTGCCTTCACCCTTGGGCGGCTCGCGCAGATCTTTCAATACACCAAGCGGCACAACGTCAGGATTGTTCATCGCAATGGAGGCGATCTGGTCGGTCAGCTTCTTGCGCTGGGCGCTGCCCTCTGGTGCCATCAGCGCTTGGTCATACAGCGGCAAGAACTGTTTGAGAGCTGCGGCTTTGTCATCAGCTTTCTTCTGCTTTTCAATCGTTTCGCGCTGGTTGACTGCGGTCATGTAATTCGCGGTCACCTTAGCCACAGCTTCGAAGTCATTGACGATCATTGACTGCAGCACAGGGCTGAGTTTCCCAGCATCACCCATGCGGATCTTGTTCAGTGTGGCCATCGGATCGGCCATGTACTTGTCGTTCGCAAACTCTTTGGTCAACGCGTTGATCTTGGCGTTGCGCAACGCAGTCTCGAACTTGGTGCTGTACTCCTTTTGCAGTCCAAGATCACCCAGCAACAGAGCCTGCGTACTTATGTTTTTTCGGAACACGTCGGCAATCTGATCGATCATTTCCGGCTGCTGGCTTACGGTCTCCTCAAGCAATCGCCCGACGTTGTCGGAGTCCATATCAAACTTGATTCTTTCCTGATCTTTGACTCGCTTGAGTTCTGACTCGTAGGCAGAGTTCAGCACGGTGTTGCCGTGCGTCGCCATCGTTGCGCGAAACTTGATCGACGCCTCACCATCGACCTTGGCCAGCGATTTCGCATAACCGTCAGTTACCGTGGCAATCTTGGCAGCAACATCTTTCGAACTGATCCTGCCGCTCTGTACTTCGGTCAGCAGCTTGGCTAATTCGTTGCGACCTTCAATCTCAAAGTGACCCGCCAGCTGCAGCGTGCGTGCTTTCTGCAGTGCTTTGCCATATACGGTGTAGTCGCTAGAGAGCTTGCCAACACCAGGAATTGCTTGCGGCAATCCCTCCTTGGCCAGTTGCAGTTGGTCTTCAGTAATTGGATTCTCAGCAGCAAATCTGAATGCCTCTTCCTGCGCCATTTCCTTGGCCATGCCAAAAGTGCTCTGCGACATACGGTCGAGGATCTGGGCCATCGTTTCAGCGGCGCGGGCTTGCGCACGCGGGCCGATGTAATCGACACCCGTTGGCACGATCTGCTGCATTGGAACACCGCCACTTGATCGCAGCTGCACTTGTCCTGGTTCGAGTCTTGTCGCCATGTCGTTGCCTTACCTCTATGGTCTTGCCGCAATCTGCCCAAACTCGACAGCGCCTTTGGTGAGCGTCGCGGTAGCCAGAAGGCCACCTTGCTGGCGAGCTGCCGTGCCGGCCTGCTGGTACTGAGCACCCTGGCGCTCTGCCGTAAACAGGTTCAGCATGTTCTGGTACTCGGTCGACTGCACCATCGCCACCGCATCCTCGTAACCCATGATGCGAGCGGTGAGTGCGTTCAGGTCTGTGATGCCGACATCGAACATGGTGTTGCGCACGTTCTCGGTCTGCACCGCCTGCACTGAGCCTTCACCCAGCACCACGCCGCTCGCAGCTGCTCGAGCTCGGATCGCGGCATTGGTCGATCGCATGTTTCTTAGTAGCGTGTTGCCGGCAATCTGATAGTTGCGTGATTCAGCCTCTGCTTTCTTCAGCATCCGACCAGCTTGGATGTACGAATACATCTCGGCAAACTCGGCACGCACCTCTGCGACAGCCAGGTTGTCACGGGCCTGCAGAAGGAAGCCGGTCTGCTGCTGGATGCCGGCAGCCTGCTGTGCCTGCGCGGCACCGTAGGAAGAGATAAAGCCAGCGCCAGCAACTAGTACGGAAGGATCAACTGCCATGTCTATGTTCCCGAGTAAACGGCCACGCGATAATCAAGGCCGAGCAGGTTCATCTTAAGCGGCAGGTTCTGCGACACTTCGATCGACTGCTCGCGGCTGTAACCCAGCACTCCGTTGACACGCTTGATGCCGGTGAAGGTTGGCTCTGGATCATCCAACAAAGGGTTGTCCAATAGCCTGAATGCCACCGGCTGGTTATTGATCAGGATGTTTTGCGTTTCTTCCAGCACCGCGCTGATCTCGACGATGCGCTTCTTGAACGACACCCGGCTGCCGGTCTGCAGCTTGATCTCGACAGGCATCGTCTTGACGTACACCGTGATCGGCAGACCAACCTCGTAGCTGGTGGTCGATGCCCGGTCGAACGTCACTGAGCCGCCACCGCTGACGGTCTCGTCAGACTGCGGCACACCATCGGTGATCACGTCTAGCGACTTACCCACATGCGGCAGGCTTGATGCGCTTGCCGCAGCGCCACCAGTAAATGCGCAATCTGTATATAGATCATCTTGGAAGCGCTCAACAAAGTACCTTGTTGTGCTATTGAAGACGCGCTTGGTGACGCAGTAGATCTGGGTCACGTCGACACCGACATCAATGAATTCGCCATCGGTGGTGTACTCAGACGGTGCTGTGATCTGCTGGCTACGCATGATGGAGAATGCCGCCATGCTGCCATCGGTAGTGTTGGTCATCAGCAGCAGGTCTGCTTCCTCGGTGCTCGATGCGCGACGCAGAGCAATGCGCTGCGGGCCTTTTAGCAAATGGCCAGCAAGCAGAGAGATACGCTGCGTAATGTAGGTCAGCTGCGTGTCCGAAAAGATGAACTCGTTAAGCGACTTGCCCTGGCGCTGGATGTAGATCGAGCCAGATTCCACAGACTGCACCCGCGTGCCAGGCTTGATGCCATTACGCGACACCTGCTTGAAAGTAAACGTCAGCGGCGTGATCGGGTCGGTGCCTTGCTGCGGCACATAAAACTCACCACCCGTCGTGAAGACTTGAAAGTCACGCGAGCTGATGATGTCAGTGATGACATTGAGCTCGTTGGTGTCTAGCGTTGCCTCGACCGCGTCATCGTCGAGCGATTCGCTCGGCACAAAATCAAAGAACAGATTGATCTTTGAGCCCCAGATGGTCGATGGGCGAGACTTGCTGCCGCCAAAGTACAGTCGACCTTCATGGAACGTGACAGAGCGCGGCCATCCTTTGCCAGAGCTCCACACAGCCTCATATCCTGATTCGATCTCCCAACTGCCTTGCGCTATGTTGCTGGTATCGAAGAATGGATACTCAGTGATTGCTTTAACCTTGGTTGTGCTGATGTACTCGACAATCCGAGCACGCCCTTGTGGGCTGGCGTTGATGTACTGATCGACGCTTGCTGACGTAAACGCAGCGCTTTGCGAGGTCAGTTCAATGTTTCCAGAAACAGCGCTTGGCGTCAGGTGACCAGCTGTCGGCGTGGTGATCGTGACCGTGAATGCGTACTTCGGAATGCTGTCAAACGTGATCGTGGTCGCAGTCCATGCTGTGTCGCTGGTGCGCGTAATCCGCACCGGCTGCAGATCAGGGTGAACAACAATCAATGTGTCAGCCGACTGCGTCCAGCACATGTCATCGACAATGCTCGAGCCAATGCTGGTGGTCAGGTAGTTGTTGCCTGACGCATTGATGTTGGCCTGCACGACACCGTTCTTAATCACATACATGCGGTTGTGCGTGAAGCACAGCATGTAGCTGTCATCGACCGAAAACTGAAACGGCACCAGACGCACGCCGTTGCCGGCAGATGCTGTGCTGGTGTTGGGCAGCTCAAGGATGTGCTTGGTGCCTGGCCGGCGACGTAGACCACCCTGCGGTTGGATCAATACGTTGGTGGCTTTGGATAAGGCATTGCCGTACTGCTGCAGGTCGACGCGAGCACGCAACAGCGGGTCGAGCTCGCCGGTCGAGAAGTTCGTTGTGAAGTCAACGAAGCGTGCCATCAGTTCCTCACGGCAATCAGCGTGTAATCTTCAATCACGCGCACAGGCTGGTTCTTGCCATCGATCACCATCGCCTGCCGGGCATAGCCGCCGCGACCATTCTCAGCAGGGTCACCCACAGCAATCTGCCGCCAGCGCAGTGTCTTCTCTGCCTGCTCGGTAATCGGTTCTGCGATGTGCCAGGCAATCATGTACTTGAGCAGCTGCACAAAGTATTGCGGCATCGCGTACTCAGGTGTCTGGTACTGGTAGTCGATGTAGACCGCGTCGAGGTTCGTCAGCAGCTTGTCGCCCTGGATCTCCCAATCGACGCTGATGTTGCCGCCCACGGCAGCGGTATCACGCACAGAATGCGGGCTGCCCAGGCGATCGCCAGGCAGTTGGTACTCGTACTTCCAGTAGCTAGTCGGTGTGGTGATCAGCTGCGCCAGCGCGATCTTCTTCATTGAGAACGACCACGGGTACATCATCAAAGTCGAGTCTCGGATGTCTGGGTACAGACGGTCGCAAACAGAGCTCTCATCGGTGCCATCGTTAAACGATGAGATTGCCTTCGCGCCCAATAAAATTAGCGCGTCAGAGCAAATTGAAACACCTGTATCGCCTGCTGCCATAACGACCTCTTAATGTAAGAAAGGGCTGATCCCTTGGAGAGACCAGCCCTTGACACTACATGGTGACAGCTTAGTCGCTGTCAGTAGCCGACAGCGTGGTGCCGTCAGTTACGTCCACAACACCAGAAGCGTTGGAGACCACATACACCAGAGTGACAACGGCGGTCGAACCGGTCGAAGTCACGCAGTGGATAACGTCGCCAACCTCAAGCGTATTGGCCAGCGAGTTGAAGTAACCGCTGGTGTTGACATCCGCGATGGCATCGGTCGTCTTATAACCGTACATCGACGGGGCATTACCGCGTTTGGACGCGGAGTAGGCCGTAAAGCCAGCTGCATCGTAAGCCATGACTTAGCCCTCCCTTTAAGCTGCAGCCGCAGTATCGCGGGCAGTGATCTTGACGATACCCTCGGCATCGATCGCAATCGATCCAGCCGAGAACAAAGCATTGACCAACCAGCTGGTCTTCTCGGGGATGTAATTGATCTCAGTCTTGGGAGCGATGCCTTCTGCGTAGCCGATAGCGTCGCGGTGGAATGCGTACAGAGTACGATCCGACGAACCATCGATTGGCAAGCCGCCTTCGGTACGGTCACCCAGCACATGGAAGGTGAAGCCCATGAAGGCATTGATCTCACCCTGCACCAGCGCCTTGACGGTGTTGAAGTCCGAGCTGGTGACCGAAGTCTGCTCGAGCATCGCTGCCAGGGAGTTAGCGTGGATGATGATGTGACGACCATCAGACGGTACGTTCTTCGCGTTCAGAATCTTCGCGGCCTCACGCAGCTTGGCGATGTTCATGTTGGTGTTTGCACCACCAATCGAGTTCGCCACGGTGCCGGTGCCAGAAGCGGCAGACAGCGCGTCAAGGATCAGCTGATCCTGGCGACGACCGATTGCAGCGCCAACAACCTGGGCGAGCTCGGAGCGCTCGTCAAAGTTGACCTTGGCTTGCGAGAACACATCGCTGTACTCTGCAGCGTTCCAATCGGACAGCGTGCAGGTAACAGTCGAGAACCCGACGTTCATCGGGGTGACATCGGTTTGGGTAACGCGGGCAGTAGCCACGCCCTTGCCGACTTTCGGGAATTTAACTTGGGAGCCTTCGACACCACGACGCTGACGCACAGCGCCCACCAGCATTGCCTTGCCCTGGTAAGCCTGTTTGACCTCTGCGTCGAAGAGTGTGACGAAGGCATTGCTCAGAGAGATAGCCATTTCGTAACCTCGTTCGGTTGATTAGTCAGGGGTTTGCGCGTCGGTGAGCCGCTGGTGCGGGCCTTTGCTTGCTGCTTACGGCAGCCACTCGCCGGCATCTCGCCGTGGTCAGGGTCGGGGAAACCCGGTGGGCCTTGCCGCGATTGTATTGACATCTGCAAAAAATGCAATACACCCGCTTGATTTATTGACAAAAAAACCCGGCACAAGGCCGGGCAAAGTCCGCTGGCAACAACGGAGGAGTTACTCTGTGACGTAGGTGCGGAACATCCGCTCGACCTTCTGGCGGTAAGCCGGATCGCTCTTGTACTTAGGATCGGCCACCATCGCATACAGCTCTTCTTTGCTGGGTGCGCCATCAATCGGGGCAGACTCGATCGGCACCCGACCTTCGTATGCCTCGCGGATCTTCATCAGCGCGGTTAGTCCACGGGCGGTGCCGCCCATAATCCGAAATTCCTCGAAGTCATCCTTCGACCAGACGCCCTTGGCCACCAGGCCGCGAGCCCAATCGACCATGCCGTTGACGACCGCGTTGGCGTTCGGCCCCAGCTTCTTCATTTCTTCTGCTGGGTCGACTATCTCGCCAGACATGAGCTCCTGCGCCTGGTTGCGCAGTGATGTCGCCAGATCATCAAACTGTGCTTGCGATAGGCCATTCTCTTTTGCCCAGCCGGCCAAGGTGTTGGCCATTGGGTTGCCGGCAGCTTCCTCGCCACCGAATGAGCTTAGATCGTATTTGCCATCAGCCGGGGCATTGTGCGCACCCTTGCTGATCTTGGCACGCAGATCGCGCCAGCTCTTGGCAATGCCCTCAAGATCGGGCTCGTTGCTGTCCTTGTTCCAGAAGTTCTCTGGCCAATAATCAGGGCGCTCGAGCGGGTCTTCTGCTGCTGCCTTGGTCGGATCGGGTGGTCGGTGGTCGATCTCGACTGCCTTGGTATTTTCTGTCGGGGTGTTTGGGTCTTCGACGCTCACGCTGTCGAGTAGGCCGGTACCACCGGGCTCGACAGTTGCTGTGTCTGTCATAGGTTCCTCGCTTGGTTGATCCGTGCAATTAGGTCGCGCACAACCGTTCTTTGGCCTTCGTTAAAGAACGCGTGCGATGGGTCTATGCCTGGCACGGCGACAGGCACGTCCACATACATCTGCCGAAGCCACTCAAGCAGCTTCTGGCCATCCTCGTTAGCAAAGACCCGCAGGCAAAGCCTGGCTAGATCCTCGCGCTGTTGTTTGACCTCGCGGATGTCATCTGTCTGGCCTAGCGCATCGAGCTCATCCCAGCTCATGCAGGCATTCCTTCAGGCGCTGGCATCGCGCCTTGTTGTGCTTGCATGGCCATTGCCTGCGCCATCGCCATCTGCTGCTGCTGTGCCTGGGCTTCTTCCATCAGCACGGCACGCTCGGCTGCGGTGTTGCGCACGATTGCCGGCACACCCAGCTTGTCGCCGACGTAGTCGACCACCATGTCGTTCTTCAGAGCCAGCTGACCATCGCTGCCGAATCCCTGCATCAGCTGCGCGTACTGGACAATCGCGTTGATTTCTTCCATGTTTTGCGCCATTGCCAGCGGAGCCACCGGCACGACCTTGGCCTCGAGCCCGTTGATCCGCAGCGGCATGTCAATCAGGCCGCGCTCATCCATTACCTCAAGGATCTTGGCAACCAGCGGAATCATGGTCTCGTTGATCAAGCGACCAAATGCCGAGCCCAGGTTCTGCGCGAGTTCCTTCATGCGCTCGACAATCTCAGTCGCCGAGCGAGCGGACATATTGTCCGGTGGCAGCGACTCATCGAGCAGAATGCGCTTGATGTTGGCAACCAGGTCGTTGATCACCAGCTGGCTGACATTGAAGTCACCAGAGCGGGGCAGGGGTAGCAGCGCCGGGCCTTGCGGGCCACCGTTGCGTGCCACAGGAATGATTGCACCTGGCACCAGCTTCACGGTGTTCGGGTTCAGCACACCATCGTCAGCTGCGGTGTAGACACCGGCGACCGCCAGCGAAGCATTCTTGAGCAGCAGCTCCTTGGTCTTGTTCAAGGTCTTGATGTCCGGCAGCGCAGTCATCAGCGGGCCACGACCGTAGATCTCGCCGGCCACCTTCATGTAGCGCGACACCACCCAGGGCGAAGTCTTGCGGCGGCGATAGACCAGTTCTTCTTTGCCTTCTTTCCAGATGACGTGGTAGCAGTAGTCGCCACGCTTGGCATCGAAGATCGTTGCCTCAAGCAGCTCGACATCGTCGGTCGGCTTCTGCTCGATCAAGCGTGTCAAAGCATCGGGGATCTTGGCGTCCGGCCACTGGCGCTGGATCGACTCGGCCTTCATGCGCATGCGGCGATAGACGTTGTCGACCTGGCCGTTAGCGCCTTCCTCGTAGCTGACCAAGAACAGCGGCACCGGCACAAAGTTAATCGGGGCAACATCGTCACCCGGCTGCACCATCATGCAGGCAGTACCGACCGCGAGATCCAGCAGGAACTCACCGATGGCGATGTCGAAGTTGGATTGCTTCAGTACCGCGAACATCTGCTCGCTGTAGACATCCAGCACTGACTGCAGCTGCTGGCGGCGATCGGACGGAATCGATGGGCCAGGCTCAAGCCGGCACCATTTGCGCTGCGGCGGGAACACCACCGACTGCAGCCTGTTCGCAAACCGTTGGGTGCTATTGATTGCTGTACTGTCAAAGACGCGCTGCATCTTCTTGCTGCCGGTCGCGCCGCCTTCCCAGACCCCATACAGCTGGCGCTGGGGCAGGGCAAACTCGTAGGCATCCTGGTACAGCTGCTGGAATTCGTCCTTCTTGCGTTGGGCGATCTCCTGCCGCTTCATTATTTCCTCGGGCTTTAGTCGCATTGCCCCTAGCGGTTCTTTGTAGGCCATCTCAGTCGTCCTTATTCAGCTTGTACTTTTCCAGCAAGTTGCGCCCCTTGGCGGCTAATCTGGCAGCTGCGCCAGCGGTGCGCGGCACAGGTTCACCCCATGCGTTTGCAGCCTTCGCCAACCTGGTCGGATCACCATCCTCATCAACCAGCGGGCCGCTTGGGTTTGTATAGAACCGAGTTAGAAAAGATCCTTTGCGACGCGCACGCTCACCAGATGGCGATGACTCCTTGACGCCAGGCTGCAGGTTCTTGCTTTCACCTGAGCGCTCAAAGTGTCTGCGACCGGCTTCGGTCAGCCCACCCTCTGGATCACGCAGCATCAGTCTTCTTCCTCGTCCTCGAGCTCGGCCTCTTGCATCATTTCCTTCAGGCCGCGCATCGGCTTCTCTGGCTTCTTGGCAGCCATGTACTTCTCGACCTTCTTACGCAGTGCAGGCGGGAGCTTGGACAGCTCGACCATGCCTTCTTCTTGTTCGTCTTCGATGCAGATCTCAATCTTCATTGCTTACCTCGCGCTGCGGCCATGTTGTCGATTAAGTTCGGGTAGGGTCTGCCTGCCTTCTGCGCACGACGCATAGCATTGCGCTTCTGCACCTCAGACAGTTCTTTCGGCTTGCCGAGATCCTTTGGCCTTGGCTTATCCCACACCTCTTTCATTGCTTACCTTTCTTGGCCATGCCGGCCTCTGACATAGCGATCGCCACTGCCTGGTCACGCGATGTCACTTTGTCGCCAGAGCTCGACTTCAGCGTGCCGGCCTTGTACTCGCGCATCACCTTAGAGACCTTCTGCTTCATCTTGTCTTTCTGTTCCATGATCAAGTCTCCTGCAACATTGGTCTGCCGATCCTGCGCATCACGACGTTCTGCTTGGCTGCTTTACGCTCGCCGAGCTCGCGCTTGAATGTAGTTTCAAGCTCACCACGCTTGGCAGCAAACGGTGTGACATCAAGGCTTGCGATTGGCGGTGGCGCACCAGGTGGTGCTGGTGGAGTTGGCATCGAGATCGCTGGTGCTGTTGGTGCCTGTTCGGTAAACGTCGGAATAGCGCGTTGACTCGCTTGACTAGCACGCTCGCTTTGCTCTACGGCTGCGCGAACTTGGGCGATTAACCCGCCACCAGTTTGGGGTTGTACAACCGGCGCTGGCTGCAGGCTTGCCTCAAAATCTCTCAGTGATGCTTGAAAAGCATTCAGCCGCTCGCGGTATGCGGCAGCTTGTTGCTCATAGGTAGATATTGCCTGGTTGTACTGAGCCAGCTGCTGCTGATAAGCAGGGAATGAAACATTGGTGTATTGCTGGACAGATGCCTTGTATGGAGCCATCGTCGCAGAAGCATTCTTTTGCCATTGCGAAAATGCATCCTGCTGTTGCTGGGTGACATCAAGCAATCCAGTTTGGAATTGCTTACCTAGCCGCTCAATGTCAGCGGTAGAGCGGCGCGTTGCCTGCCGCTTCTGATAAATGGTTGGTGCGGTAGCCATTACTGGATCATCAATCCGGTGCCAAGTGATTCGCTTGTGACCC